GCAATGGCTAGGGAAGCGATAGCACAGTTCGTAGAGGGTAACGCCTACAAGATGCAAGAGTGGCTAGAACAGGTCGCTATTGGCGTTAAAAACGATGACAATAAATTTATTGTTTTGCCTAATCCTGAGAAGGCTTTTAGTATGTTGCAAAGCGTCATGGAATACCACCTGCCTAAATTAGCCCGTACTGAGCACTCAGGTGATGAGGATCAACCTGTCAAGATCATTCACGAACACAAGTTTCTAGATTGAAAGAATTAGTTAAGAGGTACGAATACCCTTACAAGGCAAGGGATGCGTTCCTAGACTTTCATAAACGGGATCAACGCTGGGCAGTCCTAGTCTGTCACCGTAGAGCAGGTAAGACCGTAGCTACCATTTGCGATACGATCCGCAGGGCAGTCATGGAAAAGAAGCCTGATGGCCGATACGCTTACATTGCACCGTACTATGCACAGGCTAAGAACATTGCTTGGGATTACTTACTTAAGTTTGCAGAGCCAGCGATAGTTAAAGCCAATCAATCTGAGTTATGGGTAGAGTTAGTCAATGGCTCAAAGATACGCTTGTTTGGTGCAGACAATCCTGATGCTTTACGGGGTTTATACCTAGATGGGGTAGTTCTTGATGAGTATGCCGACATGAAGCCTAGATTATGGGGCGAAATTGTTAGGCCTTTACTTACAGACAGACAAGGTTGGGCTACCTTTATTGGTACGCCAAAGGGACACAATGCGTTCTATGACATCTACAACGAAGCCCAAAAGAACGACAACTGGTATGTTAAAACATTAAGAGCAGATAAATCAGGATTGTTGCCTGAAGCTGAATTGCTAGATGCACAGTCAACAATGTCACCAAATCAGTACGAACAAGAGTTCTTATGTTCATTCGAGGCTTCCATAACTGGGGCCTACTTTGGCGAACAGATGCGTCAAATCACGGACTTAGAGCGTATTACTACCGTTGACTATGATCCTATGTTCCCTTGCCATACAGTTTGGGATTTGGGGTACAACGATTCCACGGCAATTATTTGGTGGCAGACGGTATACGGTGAGATACGAATACTAGATCACCATTCCAGCAATGGTCAGCCAATACCTTATTACACAGGTTTGCTTGCCCAAAAAGAAGATGAATTTGGGTACAAATATGGTACTCATTGGTTGCCCCATGACGCTAGAGCAAAAACATTGGCTAGTGGTGGTAAGAGCATAATCGAACAAATATCTGCAAAAATTGACATAAAACATCTAAAAATTGTTCCAAACCTGTCAATTCAGGATGGAATACAAGCAACACGACTTGCATTAACACGCACTTGGTTTGATAATAGATGTGAAGATTTAATAGAATGTTTGCGTCAATATCAAAGGGAGTGGGATGATGATAAAAAAGTATTTAGAGATCGCCCGAAACACGATTGGACAAGCCATTCAGCAGATGCTATGCGTTATCTCAGCATTGTATGGAAAGATGAAGATAGTCCTATCCTTAAAGATACAAGGATCAAAGGACTTCATGTCGGGCAAACGGATGTAACTTTGAACGAAATGTGGAAAGAAACCCCCAAAGTAACTAACAGGAGAATTTAAATGACAACAGCGGCCGCAACTTACGCATTACCCTACGAACACGTAGCAAATTCACAAACCGCCCAAATATTAGGCACAACAGGTGCAATAGGTGATTATCTACACCGCATTACTGTTACTGTAAATACTGCCGCAACCAGTACAGTATCTATCATTGATGGTTCTTTTTCCCATGCCATTGTGCGAGCAAACACCCCCATTGGCGTTTATTCCATTGAAATGAACGCTATATCCCAAACAACAGGCTGGAAAGTAACTACTGGTGCTGGTGCAGAAGTATTTGCTGTAGGTAACTTCACCTAGGAATAAAGATGGAACATACATACACCGATTGGTACAACTGCATCGCCCAGTACGAGCGTACATTTAAGGAATGGGAAGGGCGAGCCGATAAGATTGTTAAGCGTTATCGTGATGACCAACGCAGTCGCAACAATCCTAACGCCAAGTTCAATATCCTTTGGTCTAATGTCCAAACCATTACCCCTGCTGTATTTGCAAGGTTGCCAAGACCTGATGTAAGCCGCAGATTTAGGGACAATGACCCAATTGGTCGTGTAGCATCAATGATGTTAGAGCGAGCATTAGAGTACGAAATTGAGCATTATGGTGATTACGCTAGTGCCATGAAGCAGACTGTTCAAGACCGTTTACTCGGTGGGCGTGGTACAGCATGGGTACGCTATGAACCGCATATTGTCGGTGAAGAAGGCGGTGAAGCTGAAGATGCTCCCGATGATGGCTTTCAGGTTACAGAAGATATTGACGAAGCAGAAACCGAAGGCGGCATACATAAAGAAGATCAAGAACGCATTGAGTACGAATGTGCTCCAGTAGATTATGTTCATTGGCGTGACTTTGGTTTAACCGTTGCCCGTACATGGGAAGAAGTAACCGCAGTATGGCGTAAGGTTTATATGGGTAGACCTGCCCTTGTTGAACGCTTTGGTGAGGAACTGGGCGGTAAGATTCCGCTAGATACAAAACCTGAAACTTCTAAAACTTTCAACGAAAAGATGGGCGAAGGTTCATCTGAAGCCGTTGTTTATGAGATTTGGGACAAAACTACAGGTGAAGTCATTTGGCTTAATAAGTCATTAGGTAAGATCCTTGATACCCGTGCTGATCCGCTAAAACTTGAAAACTTTTGGCCTTGCCCAAAACCGATGTTCTCAACCCTGACAACTGACAGCCTAATCCCTGTACCTGACTTTGTTCTCTACCAAGACCAAGCAAGACAGTTAGACACGCTCGCTGACAGGATTGATGGATTCATCCAAGCATTGAAAGTTCGGGGCGTATATGACGCTTCTGAGCCATCCCTTGCCCGTTTGTTTACCGAGGGTGAGAACAACTCCCTGTTACCAGTTAAGAACTACGGTGCATTTAGTGAGAAGGGTGGACTTGTAGGGGCTATTAACCTTGTAGACATCAAGCCGATTGCCGAAGGTTTGAACATGGCTTATCAGGCTATGGAGCAAGTTAAAGGTCAAATCTACGAAATCATGGGTATTGCTGATATTCAGCGTGGTCAGACCGATCCTAACGAAACTCTTGGTGCTCAGATCATTAAGTCAAACAACGCTTCAGGGCGTTTAAAGACGATGCAACACGATGTAGTGAACTTTGCTACCGCCCTATTGCAGATCAAAGCACAGATTATTTGCCAGCACTTTACTGACGATACTATTGTTAAGATTAGCGGTGCAATGCAATTATCCCAGCAAGATCAACAGCTTATCCCACAAGCCCTTGCACTTTTAAAGAACGAACCAGCTAAGAACTTCCGTATTGAAGTAACTAGCGATTCCATGATTTATCAGGATGAACAGCAAGAAAAGCAAGATCGCATGGAATTCCTGCAAGCTATGGGTGGATTCTTACAACAAGCTATTCCTGCCGCACAAGCTACACCTGAACTTACTCCTATGCTGATTGAAATGCTTAAATTTGGCGTAACAGCGTTCAAGGCTGGTAAAGGCTTAGAAGGTTTGATAGACGAAACTGCCGATAAGTTCCGTCAACAAGCCGCTCAAGCTGAAGGTCAGCCTAAGCCGCCATCACCTGAAATGCAGAAGATGCAATTAGAAATGCAGATGGATCAAGCTAAGATGCAAGCCCAATCACAGGCTAAACAGGCTGAAATGCAAGCACAGATGCAGATGGAACAACAAAAGATGCAGATGCAGATGGAACTTGAAAAGGCTAAACAAGAGTACCAAGCCCAAGAGAACCAGCTTAAATTCCAACTTGAAGAACAACGCAATATGATGGATCGGGAAATGGAAGTTAAAGTTGCCCAAATGAAGATGATGACCGAGCGTAATACTCAGGTCTTGTTGGCACACATCAACAACGGGGCAAAGATTGAAGTTGCAAGGATTGGTTCAGACGATTCTGATGGTGCAATGGCCTACGCTAACGAGCAGGATATGGCACAAGCTATGCAAAACCCAATGGAAACCGTTGCCAATGCAATCAACAACAACAGCAACCAAATGGCTATGATGCTTGGCGAAATGATGAATAAAATGAGCCAACCAAAGACAGTCATTCGTGGGCCTGATGGCAAAATACAAGGTGTTCAATAATGGCAATAACCGTAAAGCATAGTAAGGTTTCAACGATACCTGATGATGCGGATACCAGTTTAGTACGCCCTAGTGATTGGAACGCTGACCACGCTTTAACAGGTGTAATTGATGTAGCAAATGGTGGAACTGGTGCGGCAACCCTAACTGGCTATGTAAAGGGTAACGGCACAAGTGCTATGACGGCTGTTGCAACCGTACCAAGCACAGACATTACTGGTCTTGGCACAATATCCACGCAAAACGCCAACGCAGTA